GCCAGGTCAGACCAGAACGGGTCTTTGTAGCTGTTTGGGGCTTGTGTCGCCATCGTTTGTCCTTAGCGGCCAGGCTGGAAAGTACCGCTGCCAAGCGTGCCAGGTGTGGGCACTTGGCCGGTTTGTGGGTTCATCCAGCGCATGTAGCTGCGCTGCTGTGTGGCCGTGTTGGCTTGCTGTGCTGCCAGGCCTTGTGCGCGTTGCTCGCCGTACTGGCGCATGAAGTCCACGAAGGTCGTGCCAGCAGGAATCTGGATGCCGCCGATGTTGATGTCGGTCTTGGCCCGGCCAAGGGAGCCGGTCGAGTTGACCCACTCAGCCTCGGCAGATTTTGCTGCGGCATCGAACTGCTGCATCTTGGCCATGCCGCGCAAGAACGAGGCAATGGTGGCAGCGTTGGCGGTTTCCTCTGGAAAACCCTTAAGCGCCAGCTGAATGTCTTTGTCGGTGGCTGGGCCAGGCGGCAGCATCTTGATTGCCTGGGTGTTGCGCAGGCGGGTGTATTCCTGGCGCATCTGCGTCCACTCGTCCTGGCGGCCAGTTGCACCTGCGAACCACTCGCTGGCTTTGGTGAATGCGCCCTTGCCGCCTTGTGCGGATTCGATGCGGCCAGCCAGGTCAAGCATGCGGCCTGCAGCCTGTTCGTTGCCGACGGCTGCGATGGTGGCATCGTTGACGATCTTGCGTGCGTCGTTGTCCAGCTTTGTTCCAGCCTGACCGAGTTCGTAGAGCTTCATCTCGACGTCTGTCTGCAGCTTGTCGCGGTCGAGCGCAAGGCGGCCAGAACGGTCTGCGATCTGGCTGTCGATGTTGCGAATCTGTGCGCCGGTGTTGGCGTTTTCCAAAGCCAAACGGGTGGGCGTGTTGGCCGTGACCAGCTCTTTCTCGGTCGCGCCAGCCTCGCCAGTGCGAATCTCGGCCGGGGCCTTGAGTGCCTTGATCGAGGATTCCAGCACCTTGTCGCCACCAGGCACACCAGCCAGCATGATGCCGATGGTCTTCTGGGCTGCGGCTGGATTGGTTTCGGCCAGCTGCGCATAGGTATCGTAAGCCTTGGCACGATCTGCGCGGCCAGAGTTGCGTTCTGCTTCAGCTTTTTGACGCAACAGATCGACGCCGATCTGCGGCGCTCCGGAGCTGAATGCCGACATGACCTGGCCACTGAAGCGCAGCTCGTTGTCCTGCTGGTCTTTGTTCAATGTCTCCCAATTAGCACGCATGCTGGCCGCTTCCTTTTCAGGCAGCAGCATGGCAATGTTTGTGAAGTCGCGTGCAGTTGGGTTTGGGTTGGTGATCAGCGCTTGCATGCCCTGGCTCAGCATCTGCTGGCGTTCGGCAGCTTTGGCGGCAGCTTCTTGCTGCGTGCGAATGTCTGCAATGGTCGCGCCAATTTTGAGTCCACCAAGTGCAGCTTCAAATGGGCTCTGGACGTTGATCGAGTAGTCGTAGGGTGCTGGCATTTTTTGTCCTTAAAAGAGGCTGCCAAAACCAAGGCCAAGTTTTCCGCCAGCGCCGTATTGAGCGCCAAGCACTTGAGCTGGCAAGTTCAGCAGACCGCCGTAGGCTTTGGCTTGACCAAGTTCGCCACCAGCCAGCGCAGCGCCACGTTCGGCCTGCAGGCGTGCGATGGCAGAGCCTGTTTCCATGCCTGCGGTGCCAACACCGGCAGCAGATTGCTGGCCGAGTGACGTCATGCCGCCCAGGCGGCTGTATTGCTGGTCGATGGCCTCACGAAGCATGGCAGGCCGAAACTGCGCCAGGGCTGCTTGGATGTTGCCACCACGCAGACCACCAGTGGCAGACGCACGTTGCAGCAAGGCTTCTTCACCTTGGCGCACGGACTCTTGGAAACCGACGCCGCCTTGAATTCGCTCAATGGCTGCACGCTCGGCCTCTGGGCCACCCATTCCAAGCAATGCTTGTTGTTGTGCAAGTGCTGGCGTGCCTGCTTCCACATAGGGCTTGAGCAATTCACGCATTGCGTCGAATTGACGACGCTGCTCTGCAATACCAGCTTCGCTGGCTTGGGCTTGCATACCAGCAGCATCGCCTGCTGCGTCGGCTTGCATCATGCCGCCGACGAGCTGTGTGCCGCCGATGATTAGGCCGGTGATTGGATCAGGCATGGCCAAACTCCTTCATGTAATCTTCAAATGTCTCGCCATACAACTCCATGACAACGTGTGCATTATCGTTGGCAAACTTTGCGCCATGGTAGGCCTGCACGGCCATCAGGATGACGTCGTAATAGCCTGCACGCCACATATAGGCACGCGCATCGGCCTTGCCAGCACGCTCCACACGGTCGGAGGCCTGCCACTTCATGACCATCAAGGCCACGCAAGGTGCAAGCAGTTCAGCATTTTTAAGGTAAAACGAATTCTGGTTCATCGCCACAAGGGTGTTCCAGATTGCTCCATCGAGCTCGGTGCGATCTACAGGATCGCCGTCGGCAACGTCATCAAAGACTTGGATGGCGTTCCAGAGCATCAAAAGCCACTCCACGGCTGGCGCAGGCAGCAGCAAAACCTGTGCAAGGTTCTGTCTGAGGCTTTCCGTACCAGTCATGCTCTACCCTCCAAGTGGCGAATGAGCTGCTGGCGGCTCGATAAGCTCAGCACCTTTATTTTCCCACATTCGCATGCTTTGTCAATCAAGGTCAAACTCACGTTCTTCCCAGGCCTGGCAGCTGCGCAAGTCGTGACAGATGAAGTCAAACTTGCGGCAGTAACCACGAAAACCAGCGTCGGTGTCCCAATCGTTGCGCGGAATGCGCTCCATCAAGGCCTGCTTGTAGGTGCTGTTGTCGTAGTACTCGCAGTTCGAGCAGCGACGACGACGAGCTTCTTTCTCGTCAACCTGCATGGCTTTGCCAAGTGCAACCCAGTAGACCTTGTTGGCCGTTGGCTCGTTGCTTGGGTTTTCAGGGCCAAGCATCCAGTCGTCAATCACCACTTGGGTGTTCTTTTTGTTTTCAGCTGTCGTGATAAACGGCATTGATTCAGGCAGGCCACCAAAGCCTGCGAGCATGATTTTGGGCATATCCATGTTGATCTCCTTATGTGATTTCGCGGCCAGATGCGCGGATGGTCAGCGCAGTGGCTGTGCCGGTGGTAGAGATGAATCCACCAGAGGCCAGCACTTGGCCAACCAGCTCGGGGAAGGTGTAGGTCTCGTCTGGTGCAATTGCGCGGCTGTCCACGATCAAGTTGGTCGCGCCTGCGGTGCCGCCAACGCTCACCAAGTTGACGCTGATCAGCGCATTGCTGGCGCTGGTGTTGGTGGCCGTGAATTTATCAATGATGGCCGTGCAGTTGGTCGCGGTGTATTGCGTGGTTTGCGCGGCCTCCATCTGCTTGGAGCCAATGAGGGGTTTTGCTGTGACTGCCATGTCGTTCTCCTTAAGTGGCTTCTGCGCCGCTGGCGATGATGGTCAGGCCTGCGGATGCAGCCTGGATTTGAATAGTGTCGCCTGCGTTCAACACCTCGATGCCGTTGTACTGCAGGGTGTTGTTTGCAGGAACGGAAACGTCATAAAGAAACGCATTGCCAGTGCCTGCTGATCCTGCCGACGGCACCAAGAAAACGCGCACGTTGATGGCCGCGCCTGTGGTGTTGGCGATGCTGAATTCCTTGAGCAGCGTGCGCGTGCTGGCCGGGACGGTGTAAAGCGTGGTGACGCCTGTCGTGATGGCGGCTTGGCCAAGTTTGGTGGGTGTGATTACATCGAAAGCCATGTGAGCACCTGATTAGATCGCACGGATGCGGGAAGGTTGGCCAAAGGCAAGATGCCGTTCACATCATGCGCCAGCTCGACATTGTTGCGCACCGGAGCAAGCGCCAGCATTTCCAGAGCGTTGGCCATACGTCCAATACTATCCAAAGCCTGCACAGCTTTCTGGTCTGCTGTGCCTGCGTTGATGGCTGCATCTTTCGCCAAGCTGACAATCTGCGCCAGCGCCTCATTGGCTGATGCTTGGGCTTGGCCAGCCTGAATCTCAATGCCGGGCGTGTCGCTTGATGGCGAGACTTGGTCGGCAACTTGAAACAGTCGCTCAAATTGCCTGATCTGCTCCTGGTTTTTCAGGAACGTTGCAAGCTGGTCGCGTGTGAGGTTGAGCTTTTGCGTTGCCATCAGAAGGCCAATGGCTCGATCTGAGCCTCAAGACGGATGAAGGACAGGTGCGCCTGGCTGTCGCCACGGAAGCGCTGAATGCGCCAGTTGCGCATGTGGCCCTGCTGAAACCATGCCAGACGCTTTTGGCTGTTGCCTGTGGTGCCGACACGGATGCCACGGTCTTGGCTCCATGCTTTGCCGTCCACGCTGTAGCTGGTGGTGATGATTGGGTCGACGCCAAGCGCCACACTGCCGGTCAAACTCACCAGTTCCAGTTCGTTGAAGATCGCACCGTTGCTCTCGTTGTAGACGATCAGCGTGCCAAACTCCCAGCGCACGATCTGACCCCAGTGGCTGCTGATGTTGTCCACCAGGTAGCCGATGGCGCTGGACTGCGGGTCACCGATCAGCCACTTGTCGTAGGCCCAGACCAGATTTCGTGCGCGGTATTGGCTGAAGCCGACTTGGCTGGTGGTCAGGGTAAACCAGACCTGCTGCTGCAGTGCTGTCGATGCGGCTGCGTCATAAACCAGTGTGCGGTCGGGCAGGTGCACATACAGGTGCTCGTGGGCTTTGTCGTTGCGTGCTTCCAGCTTGACGGTGGCCAGCTGCGCCTCGGTGTAGTCCAGCAGCAGCTGGTCGATCTCTTGCGTGCTGATCTTTTGAGCTGTGGCGTTTGCGCCCATATAGATGCCTGGCGCTTCGTTGCGGCCAGAGCCAAGGAAGGCGATCATCTCCATAAACACGCAGCAGGCAAAGGTGCCAATGACACCCTTTTGCACCTGTGCGCCATCAATACGCTGGAAAGGGAAAAACTCGCCGCCAACGTTGTCGAACACCTCGATGGTGTTTCGGTTTAGTGCATAGATTTCGTTGCGCAGCTTGAGCAGCGCCACCACCGGGTCGGGGTCAACCTCCGAGCTGCCGTATTTCAGCGGGTTAACTTGCGTCGGGTCTGACAATTCGGTGACGATCAAAAACTCGCCATCGGTGGTCATAAAGTAGCCGTCCACCCACACCACGTCCAGCACGACGCCAAGGTCGGGGTCGGTAACTTGCGTCAGCGTCGCGCCGTTCCAGTAGTACAAACGACCACCGGAGGCGATAGCCAGGCGGTCGAAGCTGTAGTCAAGCGTCACCAGGGTATTGACGGGGCCACCAACATCTCCCAGAACGGTCACAGCGCCATTGCTGGCCACGGTCACAAGCTTGGTGCCCATGACGCGATAGCAGACGCCTTGCCAGTTGATGCCGCCACGGTCGATGCCTGGGCCGGTGCCATTGGCCACGATGCCGTCACCAGGACGCAGAAAACCGGCACTGATGCCGGACTGCTTTGGGACTGGCACCAGGTTGACCGGGTACGACGTGCGCAGGTCTGGCCCGTTGTCAGCAAAGATGCCGTTGAGGATTGGAATCTGCATGGCTTACCACTTGACCTTGTTGGCCCAGTACGCTGCGCTCATCTTGCCCTTGGCGATGTTTTCAGCGTGCCTGGCTTTGAATGATTCTCGACGAGTTTGGTCTGACTTGGACTCGCCCTCTTTTTTTGGAGACCCAGACACACCCTGCTGGCCAAACCGGATAGTCTTGACCTGGTCGCCAGTCTTGGCCACCACGACGTGGGACTTGGTTGGGTGCGAAGGCGTGCGCTTGGGCTTGTTGTAGCCCTCGACGCCTGCGCGTGCCAGTCGTGAGTCTTTGGTGGCCATGATCAGAAGCTGATGTAGAGCTTGAAGGCTTCCAGCGTGACCACGTTGTTGGCCGTTGCTGGTTGCGCTGTGAAGGCGAAAGTCTGGTTCTGCGTTGCGTCCACGTTCAGCACCACGTTTGCGCCAGTGGACAGGCCGTGTCCGACTTGGTTGGCTGCGTTGCTGATCACCTGCGAGCTGCCACGGTTACACATGAGCTTTTGAGCGCAGGCGCTTGCGTTGTTGGCTGCGCTGACTGCCATGAGCACGCCGCCACCGTAGGTCATGCCGATGTTCTTGGCCGCTGCGCTGTTGGTCAGGCTGTAGAGCGCATCGATCTCCATGCCGCCGCCGACGCCCATAGACCAGCCAGGGACAACAACAGTCGCCAACGTGACAGCAGTGTTGGCCACGGCTGCAACTGCGACGCCGTACCAGACCAAGGCTGTTTGTGTGCCGGACTGCGTGCCGCTGGTCGTGACGGCTGCGCCGCCCGCGGATGTGGAGACGGTGAAGGTGTTGGCAGATAGCACTTCCTTGACGTAGTAGGTCGTGTTGATCGCCAAGCCAGTCGGCAGTGCGCCAGTGGTGGTGAAGCGGATCGTGTCATTGACAGCCAGGCCGTGATTTGCCCAAGTCACCACGCCAGGTGCAGCAATGGTGATGGTCACAGTGGCGTCGATGTAAGGCAGATCAATGGTCACCTCGTCGGTGGCTGTGTCTGCATCCAGGACTTCATAGAAGCCGGTGGAAGCGGTGCCACCAGTCCATGTGACGTACAGGCTCGCGCCTTGAGCCACTGCGTTGGTCAGACCATGCACGCCTGCACTTACCAGCTTGACGTTGCCAGAATCATCTGCATAGGTCAGGGTGGTGAATGTTGCAGCAGGCTCGACCAGGCTGACAGGAGTCATGCTGCCAAGCACCAAGGCAGGGAAGCTGCGCAGCTTGGGCTGTGTGCCGACGTCATATTCGACGGTGGCATTGCGGTTCTGGATGCGGATGGTGCGATCTTGGCCATACGGGCCGAAGGTCTGAGCGCTGTTGTCCAGTGTGGCCAGCGTGGTGTAAATCCACGGCTGCACGCCAGGACTGGCGGTCTGGATTTGAACGACGGTTGGCTCGTCGCCGGTGCTGCCGATGCTGATCGACTGGCCATTGGGAACCAGAATGTCGAACTCACCGATGGTTTTGTTTGGCTGAATGAACATGATTGGCTCCTAGGTTAAGCGATGCGATACCAGCTGTTGAGGGATTGCACAAAGCGCATGCGGAAGAAGTCCTCGGCTGCCAGCGTGCTGGGGTCGCCATAGACATTGGCCGCGCCGTTCGGTGCAAGCGTGAAGGCGGTGATTTGCTGGGTGGTTGTGATCAGCACCTCAGTGCCGTCTGGCGTTTGCGTGTTCAGCGGAAGTGTCACGGTGCCAGAGGCCAGCGTGCCAGCAGGCTGGATCAGCATCCACTGCTGCTGGCTGACCGGAGTCGGCACAGTGATGTTGAAGCCGGTGCCAGGCGTCGAGATGCTGGTGGCCAGGGTCGGGGCTGCGAAGGTCTGCTGGAAAAGCGCCAGCAAGGAGCCGATCGGAAGGCGTCGTGCGTCGCCATTGTTCGGGGTGTAGACGGGAATCTGGTCGCCAGGCGATGCCTGGAGCAGCAGCGGCAGTTGGTTGATTTGTGGCATGGTATGTCCTCAGTTGTACTCGATGGGGCCGTCCGGGCCTGCGGTGACCGGATCGACCGGAGGACGCAGGAATGGGTTGTCGTACACGCGCCAGGGCTTGTTGCCAGCGCCAGACGGCATGGTGACGGGCATCTGCTGCGGAATTGGTGCGGTCGCACGCTGCAGCAGGGTGTTGTAGCTGTCCTTGGCCACAGCCTTGGTCTCTGGCATCACCACCTTGCCATAGCCAGGTGCAATGCGAATGCCGAGGTTCGTGATGATGGCTTGGTTGGCCGAATCAGGCACCAGCGTCGGCTCATCGAGGTCGCTGTCCTGTGGGCTGCCTGGCAGTGGGTAGCCAAGACGGATGCCTTTGCCGTTCCAGTCGGCCATCATTGCATCGAGGCGACGCAAGGCGGACTGGAGCTGCTCTGGTTGCAGGTCGAAGACATAGGATGCAAGGCCGATTTCCTCGAATGCGGCTGCAACGAACTGGCGCTTGCTGTAACCCATATCAGGCCTCCTGCTTGCTGAGTGCTTCGGTGATCATGGCCAGCAGCTTCTCGTCGCTGGTGCGCTTGGTGAACGTCAGTCCGAGTTCTTTGGCCTTCTCGATCAGCTCGATGCGGGTGGGCGCTGCGTTGTCATCTGGCACGGCCGAGACTTCGACTGCGACTTCCTGCAGCATCTTGGTGACCTGCTCGGCCATCAAGCGGTGATTGATGCCGTCGATGGGGCGCGATGGCTTGCGCACCTTCACGGGCTTTTTGTTCTTCAGGTATTTCGGGGCGAGGATGTTCTGTTCCATCACTTGGCCTTCTTTGGTGCTTTGCTAGGTTTGCCAGCAGCCTTGGCCGCCTTGGTGGCGACATTCAAAGCGATGGCCACAGCCTGCTTGCGCGGCTTGCCTGCTTTCTGTTCCATCTTGATGTTCTTGCCGATGGACTTGCTTGAGTAACCTTTGGTCAGTGGCATTTTTAGCTCCTATGCAGAAAGGGGGGCCGGAGCCCCCCAGTCTTTTGCCAGATTACTGGTTGAACAACAAGATGCCGGACATCTCGGGGTTCTTGTTCACAACACCGAACAGCGTGTCCATGCGGTACTTGATGGTCATGCTGTCAATGTCGTAGAACTTCTGCATCACCAGCTCGATGCCCTGGTCGGTGGTGGCACGCATCACTGCGACGCCAGCATCGGCCGGGACTGCGTAGCGGCCAGGCAGAATTTCCAGAGCATCACGCTGCCAGAACACGTTGACCTGTGCGGTGTTCACGTTCAAGAAGGTGATGGCAGCAGTGTTCGACGGGGTTTCCACCGCGACGTTCTTGTACTGCAGCTGGGCATCGGTCGGGGACACGCCCTGAGCGCCGATGATCGGTGGAGTGATCGTCATGGTCGTGCCGGAATCCACGGACACCACGCGGAAGGTCTTGAGTTGACCGGTGCTCTGCTTGGTGATGTGGTGAACGGCATACACGCCACCGATCGTGAAGGCGTCGCCAGCAGCCACGTTGGTGGTCGAAGAAACGGTCACGGTCTGGAAGCGGTTGTCCACGTTGATCTGGCCGCCGACGGAGGTCGAGGTAGCCTGGGGCGTGTAGTTGGCCTGAGTGCCTGCGCCATCGGTGTCGATGGTGATGGAGCCACCACCAGCTGCAGCAGCTTGACGGTTGGCGTAGTCCATCTTGTAGGTCTCGAAGCCAGCGACCATGCCGACGTAAGAGCGCTCGTAAGCCTTGTCAGACTTCTGATTGCCAAACGAACGGGCAGAGCCAACCAGGTTACCAGCCAATCCGTTGTAATCGCGGCTGGACAGAGCCATGAAGCGCTCGTAGTCGGGCACGCCTTGCTCGTTCATGATGGCGTCGCACAGGGCCACGTCGTCATAGTCACCGGCAGCAGCAGCGATCGGCACAACCAGCGAACCCAGGCTTGCGGCCGAGTTCATGATGGCGATGTTGATATCGCTGGCCAGCTTCTGCTTGGCGGACTCGCCCAGGCGGCCTTCTTGCAGGGCATCGCGCAGTTCGAGGGAGGTCATTTCCCAGGGCACGGTCTTGCTGAAGCCCAAAGTCGCAGGAACGGCCAGCTGCGTCATGCCCTGGTAGCCGGGAATCGGCGTGCCAGGAGTGCTGCTGATCGACTGAGCGATGTAGGGCTGGGGACGCCAGATCGTGTTGTTGGCACGTTCCATCATCGTCTGGTCGGTCTGGTAGACCGAGACGTTGCGGGACAGAACCAGGGCGTCCTGGAAACCTTCGAGGAGGTCTTCGAACGCTACGCGTTCTTCTTTGGAAAAACTATTGGCCATGATGGGCTCCTATTTCAAAAAATGTCAGTTTTTAGCTGCTTTCTGTCGCTTGTACTGGAGCACCTTGGTGTAGTTGCCAGTCTTTTCAGCTTCAGCACGCAGCCGTTCGAGGGTTGAGTCCACAGCGCCAGAAACTCGGCCAGTTGAGCTGACCATCCTTTCGGGTGCAGGGGCTGCCTTACGGTTCGTAACTTTCAATTCCTTCTCCAGTTTCGCTACCGCAAAGGCAAACTTTACGGGGTCTTCAATTTTGGCCAGCTCTGCCGCCTTCTTCGGGTTCTTGCCGAGTGCGTAAATCACCAATGCCGGATTGTCCGCGCCTTGCAGCACGACGCCCTGTTGCGTGACATTGAAGAGTTCCTGGGCCACAGCCTCGGCGTCCTCAAAGTCTCGCACGCGCAGCTCAGCTTTCGCCTTGCCGTACCCTTCGAGCTTTTCCTGCCAGGCTCGTTGTTGCGCTTGCTCGGCTTGGCGAGATTTTTCAACCTCGGCGTCGGCTTGGCGCTTGCGCTCGAACCAGTCTGCCAGTGCAGTCTCGAATCGGTCTGCGTCGTATTCGTAGTCCTCCAGCTTTGGCTTAGCACCAAGAGCGACCGGCTTTTTCTCAGTCGTCTGGTTCAGCTTTGCTTCGAGTTCACGAATGCGTTTTTCCTTCTCACGGTTTGCCTTACGCAGCTCTTTCACCCAACCAGGTGCCTGAGCGTGCTCATCGGGAGGTGGCGCTTCCTCACCAATGGAAACGATCACTTCGTCGTCGTCGCCTTCGTTGTCGTCAGTGTTGGAATCGTCCTGGTCGCCGGTGGAATCTTGCTCACCAGCCACTTGCTCAGTTTCGATTTCCTCTTCCTGATCTTCGACCACTACGGTTTCGTCGTCGTTGCTCTCATCTCCAAATTCTGCCTTTTTGTTCATTCAAATACCCCATTTAACTCACCCATTTGAAACGGCTGGGTGGGATTCCGTATAACCACATTCTCCACTAAAACGCTGTCATCTGACAACGGGTTGCACTTGTTCGCCAAGCGCAGCCTGCTGAATCGCCTCTGTGGCGGTCAGCGCCATGTTCTGATCGATCTCGCCAGTCTTGGCCAGGGTCTCGGCCGTCTTGGCGCGGGACAGCTCTGCGTCTGCCACGGTCTTGATGGTGTTGGCGCGTGCCTGGGCAGCCTTGGCCACGGCCTCTTCGGCTGCAGCCTGCAGGAAGATGGCGTTCGGGTCTTGCTGCTGGCCCTTGGCTTCTGCCTCGGCCATGAGTGCTTCGATCTCCTGCTCGGTCGGCTTGACCACGCCCATGCGGATCAGGCGCTGGCGGAAGAAGTCGCGCACCTCGCTGATGCCTTCGCCTTCCATGTTCATCATGGCCATGGCACCAAGCACCTGCAGGGTTTCGGGGTCTTGCGTGATCTGCATCATGCCGGTCAGGGCACGAACGGTCGCGGCACGCTTGGAGCTGCTGGACGGGCCGACCTCGACGTTAACATCGAACTTGGCCATGCTCAGGTCGTTGGCCATGCGCACCTCGCCAGTTTCCTGGTCGATGGTGGGCTGCATCAGCGTGACGGTGCCAGTGCTCTCGTCCTCGTTGATGATCTTCATCGTGCGGCCTTCTTCGATGTAGATGTCCTTTGCCATCGACAGCCAGACCTCGCCGCAGCGCTTCATGGCCTTGGCAAAGTTGCTCATGTAGATGAAGGTCTGCATATCCAGACGCTGCTGGATCATCTCCACGGCCTTGCCGCTGATGTTCGACACGAGCTTGTCTGCGCCGGTCGGGTTGCCCAGAATGTCCTGCATGTCCTGCTCGGTCACTTGCAGCAGGGCTGCCATGGCCGGAGGCACGTTCGGTGCGCGTGTGTACGCCACGGGGCCGCTGACGGTCTGGCTGCCGTCGGGGCCGGTGATCGGGTTGATCAGAAGGTAAGGGTAATCCTTGAGGTTGTCCTCTGCCCACATGACCTGGTGGCCAGCGACCTGCTCAGGCGTGAGGATGGGCTTCTCGACGCTGGACAGGGCACTGATCTCACCCAGCTTGGACAGCTGCATGTTTTTCAGGCGCTGCGCATCTTTGGCCAGGCGCACGTGGCCCATGCAGCGCTCGACGTTGTCCACGAACCAGCGCTTGCCGTAGACCGGAATGATCGGGATGCACTTGCCTGCAATGTAGCCAGCGTCCTCCAGAATCTTGCCGCCGGACATGATGTACTTGTGCACCTTGCGCGACTTGATCTTGCGCTGGCGCACCTCTTGGCTGCCAATGGCGGCCAGGGTGTTTTCAAGCTCTGGATCGTCCTCGAAGTCCTTGGCGCGGTAGCGTTCCTCGGTGCCATCGATGTTGCGGAAGATGCGGATGGTCTCGGTGACGTCCTCGACCTTGTAGTATTCCGCGATGTAGACCACATCAGGCGTGCACCAGTCGAATTCGTACTGGTGGATGATCTTGGGCCAGCTGGTCGGGTCGTCGTTCCACTCTTCCTTGTAGGACTCGTAGGTCATCGAGTAGATGACGTAGCAGAAACGGGCGTCAGCCTTGTCCTGGCGCTTGGCGTTCAAGTCAAAGAACACGGAGCTGTCGGCATCAAAGATCGGCTCGATCTGGATTCGCTGGCGCTCGTTGTCCTCGTCCTCGTCGTCCTCGTAGGAGGTGCGTAGACGCCAGGCACCAAAGCCACCGCCAACAGCTTCCTCGAATGCGTTGTCGTAGGCTTCATCGGCCACGCTGTCCTTCTCGTCGGCACGGTACAGGCCATCACAGGTCTCGGCCAGCTTGTCGGACTTGCTGCCGTCCTTGGCCACAAAGTCCACGGTGATGCGGTTGTTGCGGTATTCGTTGATGATGCGAATGACCGACAGCATGATCTTGTTGACCTCGAACTTCGGCTTGTTCTCGTAGATGTCCCACAGTGGGCCTTCCCACTGCGCACCGGACAAGCTGTAGAAGCGTCGGTCTTGAAGGCATTGCAGCCTTTCGTCCCGCAGCGCTGACTGAACGTTGTCGAACTGCGCGAGCGCTTCGGCGTGTACGTTAGCCAGTCGCTGATCTCGTGAAATGCGTGCCATATTTTTGCCCTCGTTTCAAGTATTTTCTCACCATTTGTTCACAGTAGGCAATGGTTTGACCGTTGCCGTCCGGTTGGCCGGGAGACGCTGCACCAGGTTGATGGCGTCGAACATCGGGTCGAGCTGGTCATCATGAGCGCCAGCCGGGAAAGCTGCAACCTCGCTCAGGAAGTCGGAAAGCCATGGCGCGTCCTGCGGCAGCACCACGTTGCCAGAGGCGATGAATGGGGCCGCGTCATAGCCTCGGCTGATCTTGTCCTTGCTGCGTTGCACGGCCACCACAGGGATGCCCTCGCGCCGCAGGGTCTGGATCAGGCCGGTGCCGGACACTTTGTCTTCCACATACATGCCGCGCAGGGCAGAGCCTTGGGCCACAGGGCGCATGTCGTTCAGATGTTTGAGCCAGAAGGCTCTGGCGTTGATCAGAAGCTCTGGAGCCTCCCACTTGCCGCGCACCTGGTCGAGCTTGACCGCCTGGCCAACGGTCGACCGCGCCCAGCACTGCAGCACAGACCAGTCGTTGTGGTCGGCGGTCTTTTGGGCCGTGTCCACGGTGATGAAGCGGAACTCGAGCTGCGGGACGCTGGCCCAATACTTGAACCACTCGGTGTTGATGATGCCGCCGCCACGGGGCGCAGGCCGCTGCTGGAGTTGGCCAGCCGTGCCGTAGGGGCCGAGGGTTTTCTCCAGCTCGGACACCTGGGCTTCACCAAAGCGCTCGGGGAACATCAGCTCGCCTTCTTTGGTGCGCGGGTCAGTCCAGCCGATGCTGGTGGTGCAGCGGTGCTCAGGCTCAAAGCGCATCGGGATGCACAGGTGCACGTAGGGCAGGCCCATCTCCTTGATGACGCCAGAGATGTCCTTCTCGTTCAGGCGCTGCATGATGACCACGATGGCCGACTTGTCGGAGTTGACGCGGGTCGGCAGGGTTTCGGTGAAGGCGATCTTGGCCGCCTCCAGCTTGGCCTGGCTGTTGGCGTTGTCGGCGCTGATCGGGTCGTCCAGGATGACGCGGTCGCCGCGCACGCCGGTCATGGAGGTGAAGGCTCGGGCCTGGCGCACGCCTTTGCGGGTATTCCCGAACTCGCGCTTGCCGTCTAGATCGGCCAGCAGCTCGATGGGCCAGAGCTTTTGAAACCAGTCGGACTTGATCAGGTCGCGGCAGCGTCGGCTGTCTCGGATGGCCAGCTGCTCTTCATGGGCCGTGCCGACAAAGCGCATCTCTGGCATGTCCCGAGGCCCCCACTCCCAGGCTGGCCAGATAACCCCTGTCAGCAGGGACTTCATGGAGCCGGGTGGAACGTTCATCAGCAGGCGGTTGATCTCACCTTTGGTCACGGCCTCCAGGTGCAGACAGATGGCGTCCAGCGCCCAGCCCCACTTCAGCTCGGCAGCCGGTTCAAGCACGCGCCAGGCACGCTTGGCAAACTCAGCCAGGCTGCGCCTGCACAGCTCGCGCTCGACGGCCAGCAGGTCAGCTTCCGTCAGTTGCATCTTTTGCGGCCATGATCTGCGCCAGCACCTCGGTGCCAAGCTTGGAAACGTCCAAGGTGGCCACGGCAATCGGTGCGCCGTCCTTGCCGGTCACCTCGTGGCGCTGCACATCCTTCCAGCCCATCTGGGTCTTGCTCCACCAGATGGCTGCGGTGGTGTCGCCGCCCATGGCCTTCTGGAACAGGGTTTTCCCGACTTGGCCGTTCGCCTTGGCTTTGCCCTCGATCAGCTCCTTGGCAAAGTGCTTGCGCAGGGTGTCGGTGTCAATGCCGCCTCGAACCAGCACGGCAATCTGCTCAATCGGTAGTCCGTAGCCGGACATGGCTTCCACCTGTTTGCGCTCGGCATCGGTGGGTTCAAAGGACTTGCGGCCAGAGTTTTCACGTGCGCCGCCGTGTTCTTTTTGCTTCAATTCCTTTTTTGGAACCGATTTTTCAAGTTTTTGTTTCGTTGTTGCCATTTGTAACCTCCGCGAAAGGTTCGCCAGTTTCTGCGTGAGTTGCTATTTTGCCTGTGAAATCCTGCCAGCGCTTCACAATCACATCGCAATACTTCGGATCGAGCTCCATGATGCGTGCGACGCGCCCGTTCTTCTCGGCTGCGATCAGAGTGGTGCCGGAGCCGCCGAAGCTGTCCAGGACTTGGTCGCCGCCCTTGGTGTTGTTCAGGAGCTGGTACTCGAACAGGGCCACCGGCTTCATGGTCGGATGTTCGCCGTTGCGGGTTGGCTTCTCGAACTCCAAGATGGTGGTCTGCTTGCGGTCGGCTGCCCAAAGGTGGCCTGCTCCCTCTTTCCAGCCGTACAGGCATGGCTCGTGCTTCCAGTGGTAGTCCTGGCGTCCCATGACCATGCTGGACTTCTTCCAGATCAGGCACTGGCGAACTTTCCAGCCTGCGTCTTGGGCCGCGCCTCGGAAGTTGTAGCCCTCGGAGTCTGCGTGCCAGATGTAAAACACAGCGCCCGGCTTCATGACCGTGTCGGCTGCGGTGTAAGCATCGCGCAAGAATTGACGGAACTGGTCGTCGCCCATTTCGTCGTTCTTGATCGTCAGGGCGTCCTTGGTCTTGCCCTCGTAGGCCACGTTGTAAGGTGGGTCGGTCAGCCACATGTCCACAAGCTGGCCGTCGGTCAGCTTGGCCAAGTCGTCCATGCTGGTGCTGTCGCCACACAGGAGACGGTGCTTTCCCATCACCCAAATGTCGCCAGGCACGGTGCGCGGGTGTTCGGGCAGCGGTGGGGCATCGTCGGGGTCGGTCAGGCCTTCGGTGCCCACGGGTGCCAGCAGCTCCTTGATCTCGTCAAGGTTAAAGCCGGTCAGCTCAAGGTCGAAACCAAGCTCTTGAAGGTCGGCAAACTCCACCTTCAGCATTTCAGTGTCCCAACCGGAGTTCAGCGCAAGTCGATTGTCGGCAATAACATAAGCGCGTTTTTGTGCCTCGGTCAGGTGCTCCAGTCGGATGCATGGAACCTCGCTCATGCCCAGCTTGCGTGCAGCGAGCACTCGGCCATGTCCGGCAATGATTCCCCCCCCCCATCAATCAGCACCGGATTCGTGAATCCGAATTCCTTGATGGATGAGGCGATCTGCGCCACCTGCGCGTCGGAGTGCGTCCGGCTGTTGCGTGCGTAGGGTATCAGTGCATCGATCTGGATGGTTTCGAGCTGGTCTGGGAGTTTCATTCTGTGGGCCTTTCGATGTGAACTTCTACGAATCCGCCGACCGTCTCGCCCTTGCGGATGGTCAGCGTCCAGTGTTTATCGTCTACCTTGAGCACGTCGGCCAGGCCATCGAGACCGGCTTTCATGCGTGCCAGGGCGTTGTCCAGGTCGTACTGCCTGCGGGTTGGCGGGTAGAACGTCATGGTCAGGTGCAGGCTGGCGGACTGGATCGGGCGTGCGCCTTGCTCCATGGCTTGCCAGAAACAGGCCTCGCGGTACTGCTTTTTGAGCTTGGCGGTCTTGGCCCAGTGATTTCTTGCGTTCGGGGACAGGCCGGTCGGTGGCCATGGAAGGATGATTTTCATCTCCACCTCGTCCAGATCAGCCAGGCGTACAGCGCCAGGACAGCCCACCATTGGCCAAGTGCAACAAGTGCAATGGTCAGCAGGACGGGCCACAGGGTTTCAAATTGCTCCATTGCCGCTTTCTAGCCGGTCGGCCACCAGGGTGGCGTAGCCTGCGATGTCGATCCAGTTGTCGGCATAGTTCGGGTCGCCGTTCAGGATTCTGGCCACCTTGTGCATAATCATTTCCAGGGCCTCCCGCTGGTCATGGGCAAGGTCGCAACCTCGTTTTGCCTCAAAGACACGAACAGTTGCCTTGAGCTGCTGTGCAATTTCGGCATGGCCATCAAAGGCCCCATACCTGCTGCCGCGCTCGGCAAGCGTTGCGTTGATGTCTGTCATTTCAGTCGCTCCAGTGTTTCGGCCAGCAGGTCAGCCTCTGTGAATCCGTAGTGCTTGGCAAAGCCCTTGGTGCCCAGGCCGTGCACGCCAGTGTTGCCTCGGTGGTGCTCAGGGCACAGAGGGATGACGTCCATGTGCTTGGCACGCTGGCCCATGCCGGTGCCGTGCCTTGGATGGTGCAGCTCGGCCGGGGTTGCGCCATAGCCGAGGCGGTGGCACACAGCGCAGCCCAGCTCAGCCACGCGGCTCATGTGCTTGCGTTCTGCGATTGTGGTCATTTCGCCTCTATCTTGTAATCGTGGAACACGGTGCCCAGGCTGGCATCGCCAACCTTGCAAGCCTTGACCCAGACGTTTTTTCCGCTGGCCAGTCTGCGAATGTGGCCGCGACGGTCGTGCAGCCTGGGGGATGCGTGCGTGCCGCCTTTCGATTCGCCTCTAGCGGCCTTTGGGCCGATCTTGACGGTGCGCCAGTCGTAGGTCGGCGTTTTGCCTGCAGCGATTTTGCGCCTGTTCGTGAAGGTGTTGGTTATCACGGGCTGATAACACTCACAGCCGGTGTCCATGCTTTCCAGCCACTTGGACATGGTGGCAAGCATGATCTCGGCCACACCTCTTGGCAGGTCTTGGCCTTCATCGACGGGGCCGTACTTGATCTGGCCATCAACGATGGCGTAAACCATCGGCGGGAAGGTGGTGTATTTGCCAGGCTGTCCCTTGCTCAAGTCGAGCACGATGCCTTCCTCTGGATCGTCTCCAGCAGCCAGCATCATCATCTCGTAACGCTCATGGCTTGAGGTTTGGCCAGCCCAGAGCACCAGGCTTTTCTCAAACGGTGGCCGGTGGGTAGTCAAGTTGTCGATCTTGATGCCGGTGGACAGGTCGGCGCCTGAAATGTCAAACCACTGCATTTCAGTCGGGTCAAATCCGGATGCAATGACCGACTTCATGATGGAGCGAACGTGGGATGTTGTCATAGCCTCTCCGTGTGGTTGGTGATGTAGTGGTGCTTCAGCATCTCAATGGAGCCGATCACCTCGTAGACGTTGGAATGGTCGCCGAGCACGCAGGACATTCGCAGTCCATCGGCCAGGAAGCCTGCGGCAAAGAATGACTGCAGTCGGCCAGATTCAGCGTCAACCAGAATGTCTTTGAGCGCAGCGACCAAGGCAGCATTCGGCTCGTTGGTTGGCACGGACGCACCGCGCAATGGCGTGATGTTGCTCATGCGTTGCTCCTTGCTCGTATGGCCGCAGCACAGTCAGGTGCTGAATACGCAGGTACATCAGCAAACAATTCATCACACACCTTCGCACACGCCTCACGCTCTGCTGCGGCAAAACGTCCAAGGTCGTCCGTGTTAACAATGAACACACCTTGAACTTCAGTCTCTGGCAGTCCTTGTTCACGTGCCATGCGGATGATGTCTTCTCGATTCATGTTATCTCTCCAGTCTCTGGGTCAACGTATTCAGGCGCTGTGAAGCGCACACCCTGCTGCACACCGAAGGCCTCGATCAAGTCCTGCAGCTCGCTCATTTCGGGCTTGGTCATTTTGCTGGTGGACTTGCCGAGCACCACAAAGCCGCCATCGATGCCAGGCACGACGTCCTGCTTGGTCATTGAGGCGGTCATCACGTGCTTCCATTCCTCGGCGCTCAGCTTGCGGCCGTACCAGTCGACCTGCTTGGCCACATCGGTCAACATCGCCCACAAACGCGCATTTTGTGCGAGTGTGCGGGTTTCGGGCTTGATTTCCACCACCATGCGGTGGCCAGCCATCAGCAGGGACTTGAGCAGCGGCCAGATCTGCTGCGTCAGGACTTTGTGGGCCTGCACCGGCTCCCAGAGGGTGAATCGTTGGCGTTCGGTCATGTTAGGCACTCCCGGACTGCGATCCAGCACTCGTCGAGGCTGAGGGGTGTTTCGTCAATGCCTGGCGGACGGATTCCAAGATGCGCTCCCGGCCAGGGTTCTGCGGGAACCTCTCGATGGCAGCCAGCATCCCGGCTGCCGCCTGTTTGTTCGGCCGGGCGCTCAGTACCAGCCGGGTGCAGCACTCCAGGCACCCAAAGTGATACTGGCCGGACAGCGGGTTCGTGGCGTGGGCTTGGCAGGCTGTGCATGTCATCCTCCAATCCTCAGCGCCTGCTCTGTCAAGTTGGCCAGCGAGAACGGTGTCTTGCCGCCTTTCTCGCCTTTCTTGTAGACCAGCCTGGCTGTCTCAACGTTGCCAATCACGGCAGGCTTTGGCGGCTCCAGCCCGCGCCTGGTGTAGTCGTGATCTGGCGACCGATCGCCCATCAGTAGGCGAGGGTATTGGAACGTCTCCTGGCGCGTGTAAGCCTTGTGGCTTTCGCAGAATCGGTGCTGCAGGTAGCTCAGCTCATCGTAAGTCGATCGGCACAGCTTTGGCCAGCCGCCCATGTCCTCAACGACCGCGTGGATGGCTGGATCATCGAACACCACATCGGTGTAGCTGCCGATGCGCTGCATTGCCTCCAGCACCTTGCCCCAGGCAATCTGTGCGCGATCTGTCGGAGTGCCTTGCAGAATCCTGACGATGTCGGCCACCTTCGGATGGAACTGGCCGCGCTCTGGGTCAGTGGCGTGCTTGGACAGCGCCTTGCTTACCTGCTCCAGCTCGCAGCCTTTGCAGGCCTCCCACCAGATGCCGATCGCAAAGGAGCTGACGTCCTGCTTGTAATAGGCCATCACGTCGCCAATCATGGCGTTGAATTTCTCGCGTTCGTTGGCTTGCATCAGATTTCCCCTTTGGCGCGTAGTTCAGCGTTGTAGCGTTCGACAACATCCCGGTTGCGTGCTTCGATGGCCTCCTGCTTGTTCAGCGTCTGGGTCTGCCTGGCAGAAACCCACTCGGCCTTGAATCCCTGCCAGCCTCTGGCCACGCATTCCTGCAAAGCCTGCTGCAGGTGCCAGCCTGCCTTGTCGGCCTCGCGCTGGATTGCTTGCAAGGCTGTCTCGGTCAACGGTGATCGTTTCGCCTTTCTGATGGCAAGGAAGTCATCCCAAACAGCCTGGTCGATGTCATCGGGTTTGGCAATGGACGCGCTCCTGCGCGGCTGTATTTTCTTAACTGGTTCTTGGTTATTGGTTATTGGTTCTTGGTTATTGGTTAGTTGACGTTCGTTTAACGTCTGTTCAACGTCCGTTGAGCGTCCGTTCAATCTTCGCTCAGCAGACGCTCGACCAGCCTGGGCAGCCTTCTCTGACTTCAGCTTGAAGTGCTGAATTTCCCTGTCTGCTCGCTGGTTGACCCAGCAGCCTTCTTCATCCTGTGTGAAAAAAGACCGCAGGACATAGTCCACCTCGTCCACTTGATCGCGCATCCCGATCATTCGTGCAACGGTCGTTGAGCATCCGTTCAACGGTCGTTCAGCGAGGTAATACTCGTCAAGCAGTCGTCTGTAGGCTAAGTCCTCCAGGAGGCTCAAGCCTTTTGTGTGGCTGGCGTAATCGCCTATGTTGAATGTGTAGTAGTGCATGATTCCTCTCACTGTCCTCCCAAAGAGGGAACTTGCGGCAGGCGGGGAGGCTCGCTTTTCGGTGGGCTCATGACTTCCCACCTAGCCGGGTTCCACATTCGATTCATCAGGCCATCAGGCCGTTCAGAGATTTACGAAAGGCCGCGCCGAACTTCTTGTCCAGCACCGGCCGCCATTTGTGCGCCACGCCATTGCGCGTCCAAGCCTCTACAGCCTGGCCGCTTGTGGCTCCCAAGGCCTGCGCCACTGCCTTGTAGGAGCCGAGGCTCTCACGGGCAAAGGCCAGCACCTGTGCGAAATATTGGTCGTCTTTCTTCATGCCTCAAACTTTACCACGATTTTGCATGATTCGTGCAAAAATATTTTTTGCCACTTGCACAAAATCCTCTTGCACTATGCTATGATTCGTTTCACCAACAATCAACCACGAAAGGCGAACACGATGGATTACCTTCACCCAGTCATGCAAGAGGCCCTGCGCGGCTTCGCACCACCACCACAAGAAGACCTGGAAAACGACCAGGATCGTTTTGAGCACGAAGTCCAATCCCAACAGGAGACACAGCAATGAAAGAGATCGCAGCAGCATTGGTCAAGGCCCAGCGAGCATTTGGGCCTGCGCTCAAGACCAGCTCAAATCCACACTTCAAGAGCCGATACGCCGACCTGGCCGCATGCGTCGAGGCTGTCATGGATGGCCTGAACGCCAACGGCATCGCCCTGGTGCAGCAAACCCACGAATGCGAATCAGGCGTGATCGTCGAGACGGTCTTTGTCCACGAATCCGGTGAAACCTTCTCGGCTGGCAAGCTGCACGTGCCTGCGGTCAAGCACGACGCCCAGGGCTACGGAAGCGCCCTGACCTACGCACGCCGCTACAGCCTGATGGCCGCCTGCGGTATTGCTCCAGAGGATGACGACGGAAACGCAGCCAGCAAGCGCACACCAGCAGCACCGGCCGTAGTTCCTGGTTACCAGGAGTTTGAGGCCGAGACCCTGCCAGCCATGCGCGATGCAGCCATGCAAGGCAGCGAGGCACTGGCCGCAGCCTTCCAGGCATTGCCCAAGTCGGCACACAAGGCCGCGTTCTGGCAAGCCCAAGGCCCAGCCCTCAAGAAGGCCGCCAAGACCGCCGACGGAGGTGCAGCATGAGAATCATCACCGCCGACCAAGGTACAGAGGAATGGAAGCAGGCGCGTGTCGGCGTGCCGTCCGGCTCCAAGTTCAGCGACATCATGGCCAAGGGTGGTGGGGCAACTCGCGCCACCTACCTGACGGCTTTGGCTTTGGAGCGCATCACAGGGGTGCGCGAAGAGTTCAAGACCACGTTTGCGATGGAGCAGGGCACAGAGCGCGAGCCGCTGGCCAGATCTGCTTACGAGGCGCACACCGGCAGCCTGGTGGAGGAAATCGGCTTCTGCATGCACGACACCATGCAGGTCGGTGTCAGCCCAGACGGTCTGGTCGGCAAGAACGGCATGACCGAATACAAGTGCCCGATGCCAAAGACCCACCTGGAGTATTTGCGCCTGGAGGCAGGCAAGTGCCCAACAGCCTACCGCTGGCAGGTGCAAGGCCAGCTGTGGATTGCAGAGCGCGAGTGGTGCGACTTCGTGTCCTACAACCCAGACTTTCCAGAAAACGCGCAGATGGTCATCCGCCGGGTCGTGCGTGACGACAAGGCCATAAAGGAACTAGAGACCGAGGTGGTCAAGTTTTTGGAAGACATCGAGCGCGAGGTCGAGTTCATCCAGTCTTACAAGGACGCATCATGAGAAAAAACATCGTTTTGAGCTGGGACACCACGAGTGGCATGGTTTATGACGCCAACGACCTCTACATCGGCAGCAACATGAGCCTGAAACCGATCGAGGTCGAGCAGACTGGCACGCCGATCGAGGATTTGGTGAAGCTGCGCAATGCCGGTTTCACGACGGACGAAATCATCGAGCTCAAGCGCAAGGAGCTGATATGAACGGCCGCGACCTTCGAGACGCAGGCATTGCTCGCGTGTCCATTGGCCGCGAGGAATGGATCGCCAAGGCACGCAGCACAGCGGTGGCAATCGCGCAGCGTGCTGGCCAGGTGACCATCAACGACGTTCGGAAGTTCATCGAGCTGCCGGACGATTACCACCCATCGACATGGGGGGCAGTGCTTCGCGGTGATGCCTTCCAAGCAATCGGCTTTTGTCAGGCCACCCACGCATCGGCTCACGCTCGGGTCGTTCGCATTTACAAACTCAAGGAGCAATCATGAAGGCACACGGTATTTGTCGCGTCGGGAAAGACGCAGAGGTTCGATTCACCCCAGGCGGGGCAGCGGTGGCCAACGTCTCGCTGGCGTTCACCTACGGCAAGAAAGGCGACGACGGCAAGCGTCCAACGCAGTGGGTTGACGCCTCGCTGTGGGGCCAGCGGGTGGAATCGCTCGCGCCGTACCTGACCAAAGGCAAGCAGATCGTTGCCTACCTGGAGGACGTGCACATCCAGACCTACACCAAAGGCGACGGCACCCAGGCCAGCAAGATGGCTGCACGCATTGCAGACCTGGAATTTGTGGCCGGTGCTGAGCAGGCAGAGCCAAGACAGGCCGCACCACAGCGCCAGCAAGAGCGCCAACCAGCACCACAGTCGCAAGGCTCAGGCTTTGACGACATGGACGACGATATCCCATTCTAGAGACAAAAATGGAAGAGCAACAACCAAAGCGACCACCGTTCAAGGTGTCCGGCTCGGCAGCGATCAAGCATTTGAATGTTCGCAAGGAAGGCCCGGACGATGACAAGATTCTGGCCGTCGACATCAAGATGGAGATCAAGAACATCGACAAGGCCTTGTGCGGATACTTTGACGAGGCACTGGAGGCGTTTTTGTGGCGAGGTGATACCGATGCACTGATCGTGCGGAATCTCTGGCTGACGCCGGTTCAGTATGGCAACCTGGTGTCATCTGCAACAGCCGAGATCGAAGGCCAAACGTTTGTCGGCGCCGAGATCAAAAAGTTCAGCATCACGCCACGCGATGGTGGTGTCATTGCACTGACCTGCAGCGTCACGATCTACCCGACCGCATCCGAAGTTTCCAGGCTTGCAAAGCTGGTGCAAGACGATGCGCATGTCCTTCTCGAAGGGCCGCCAGACCTCTTTGATTCAACCAACCAAACGGAGCAAAAATGAGCACACGCATCTACCTGGTCACCGACGTGGAGACCAACAAGCACCGCCTGATTCGCGCAGGCAACCAGGCCCAGGCCATCCGGCACGCAGCGCAGACGCGCTTCGACATCGAGGTGGCTGGCCAGGATGATCTGGTGAGCCTGCTGACCAGTGGCATTCCGGTCGAGCTGGCCGGTGGGCCTGCAACAGCAGATATGTTTGAAGACGCAAAGGAGACAGCATGAAACGCTACATCGGAACCAAACTGATCAATGCCAAGCCAATGACACGGCAGGCCTACAACGACTTCCGAGGATGGACTTTGCCAGCCGACGAGAACGGGGCCGACGAAGGATACCTTGTCGAATACGTGGATGGCGGCAAAGGAAACACCGACCATTACGCCGGTTACGTGAGCTGGTCGCCTGCAGACGTTTTTGACCGCGCATACCGACCATGTGAAGGCATGACTTTTGGCCAAGCCATCGAGGCCATGAAGGCTGGCCAGAAGGTCGCTCGCTCTGGCTGGAATGGCAAAGGAATGTTCGCCTATTACGTCCCGGCCAACAGCTACCCTGTGCAAACAGGCGCGGCAAAGAGCCACTTTGGCGAAGGCGCGATGGTTCCATACAACGCCTACATGGCCATCAAGAACGTCAATGAGACCGTCAGCACATGGGTTCCAAGCGTGAATGATGTGCTGTCCGACGACTGGAGTATTGTCGAATGACCAGCAAGAACAAGACCCAATACGTGACCGTTCGCCTGCCGGACGAGATCATGGCCAAGCTCAAGGCGGAGGCCGAGCGCAACACGCGCAGCCTGTCCGCCCAGGTGCTGCACTACATCCGGCTGGAGCTGGACAAGGTGAAGTCATGAGGCGCGGCTGGCAATTCGACGTGAAGTGGTTCAAGCGTCGCTGGCCACTGTTCGCCGTCGGCATCGAGGACAATGAATTCATCCTGCGTTTGTGGGTGGTCGAGATCAGCGTCTGGAGATACTGATGAACAAAAACAGGCACATGCTCATGGCATACCTCAAGCCATCGAAAATGCACCTGGCCGTCTGCAAGGCCGCTGGCTGCGGGTGCCGTCCCGCGCTGGCGGTCTTTTTCGACCGAGTGGAAAAAACCTTCAGCATTTTGGAGTTCAAGCCATGACCGAAGACGAAATGAACCTGGACATGCTCGTGGCAGAGCTGGAGCAGGAAAACAGGCTTTTACGGGCCAGAAACGAGCGCCTGATGGCAGAGGCTCAAGCCAGCAACTTTGAGCGCACAGCGGCCTGGCTGAAGGCCTGCGGCAAGGAGCAGATGAATCCTGCGCACCTGTCCACACAGATTGGATGCCACTTGGAAGAGTTCTGGGAGTTCCTGGATTGCATCAAGCTGGACAGCGAGGACGACGAGCAGCTGCTGCAATCCATCATCGATGACATGGGCAGGCTTTCCAATGCCATCAAGCGCGGCCTGATCCAAGCACGCATCAGCGAATCCATGCGGGTTCATGCGCTCGATGCACTGTGCGACAGCGAAGTGACCGGCAACGGCATCGCATACCTGGCGGACTTCGACAAGAACGGAGCCGACAAGGAGGTTCTGACCAGCAACGAGTCCAAGCTGGTCGACGGCAAGCCAGTGCTGATGCCAGGCGGCAAGATCGGCAAGGGGCCAAACTACAAAGCGCCAGAGCTGGAAAAGTTCGTGTGAAGCGCAAGTGGAAAAAGCGGTACACCATGATGGACGAGCTGCTGGCAAGTCCGACCGAGCCTTTGCCACAGGCTTGGCGGACGCATCAGCTCACCAAGATGTACGAAGGCCTGCACCAGCTCGAGCAAGGCGACGATCCGCAGCCAGACGACTGGCGTCTGGTGTCGGACGCCGTGAACCTGGTCGAGACGCTGGTGGTGGAGATGAAGGTCTGCGAGGATGCCAACGGCCTGCTGATGGATGCCATCACAGCCTTGGCCAAGGCAGGCAAGCGCAGCAAGTCCGGGCAGACCCTGCGCCTGGACGGTGAAGGCATCGTGGCCGTGCGCTCTATCCTGCGCGACTACGCTGAGCTGATCGACGTGCTGCCAGCCAGGACGATGGTGCGCTGCCACCGGCTGACAGAGAAACGCATACAGGACATGCTCGATGGCAAGCGCAGGCCGCATGATGTGGAAATTTGCGACTTGTAGGGATAACCCCTACAAAATAATCTTGCATTGCTTGTGGGTGTTCGTGGTAAGATGTGGGCATCGCAACCAAGGAGCCAACATGAACAAGCTGATCGAAACCTTCCGCAAGTGCCCGACACCTTCCAACCGCGCCAAGCTGCAGACCTACCTGCAAAAGCACATGATGGCCCTGTGCCTGGCAACGCCTGAAGAGATCGCCTTCCTCAAGGCCCACGAGTTCAAGATTTAAGGAGCCCACCATGCAGATCAAACGCTACCACGTCATCCTGGCCGCCATCGGCCTCATCATCGCCATGGGCATCGTCGGCCAGTCCGACTTCGAGGAAGAGCAGCGCCAGACCGAGCAATACTGCGAGATGGTCAAGCTCTGGAAGCAGACCAAAGGCCAGGCCGGTTGGCCAGCCTACAACGGTGAAGGGGTGTGCAAATGACTGAGATCGAAAGCCGCGTGGCAGGCATTCCCTGCATCATCCGAGTGACCCACTTCGAGAGCGTGCGCGGGTCGTACAGCTACAACGCGCCAAGCGACATGGACTATTACGGCTACACCGAGTCCGAGTGGGAAGTGCTCGACCGCAATGGACGACCTGCCGCCTGGCTGGAGCGCAAGCTCACGGATGCCGACCGCAGCCGCATCGATCAGGAAATCGAGGAAGCCATGACCGAGGATGCGTACTGATGGACGCGCTCGGCCATTACGACAGGCTGTATGGCGACCTCGGCCTGTCTCCAAAGGACGCCGCCCAGTGGGTATTCGTCTCAGGCTGGAACAGCGCCATGCAGGAGGCTCTGGAGCGCATCCAGGCCATGCCACTGCAGCCGGACACCAAGGCATCGTTTGCGGTCTATTTCCAGCAGATGATGCATATCGATCCGTCGACTATTCAGGCGAGGATGCAATGAGCCTGTTTCAGCGCTTTCCAGCCCTCTGCCTGGCGTTGGTATCAGCCTGCCATTGATCGCGGCACTCAGGGCCGCAGAAGCGCCTGTCAGCGGCCACAGGCTCTTCGCAGTAGTGGCACAGGCCGGTCGGCTCAAGTCGCTGGTGTGGCTGCCTGGCAGTGGTCAGGCAGGCCTCGCGCTCTTGCTCTTCTCGGATGGTGGCTTGGTCGGAAACGTCGGTCATAAAAAAGATCCGGCACAGAGGCCGGGCAAGGCGGCCGAAGCCGCTGGAGACAACTGCTAAGCCTTGCCCTTGATGCGCTCGAAAGTGCGAAGGCCACCCAAGCCTAACATGCCAGTCAGCAAGACCATCAGGGTCTCGTTGTCGATCGGCGGCAAAGGCGGCACGGAGCCACCAAAAACGGCCACCAGCCACGGCAAAACAGGCTGCAGGAGGAACTGGTACACCAGGCCAAAAACGCACGCCCAGCCAGTCGCTGGACGCCAGCCGCCACGGAACATGTCGGTGCCAGCCTCGACCTTGTTGATCTCGATCTGACCCAGGGCCATCTTGGTCTCTGCATCCAGGACGGCAAGCTCGCCTTTCTGGGCCAGCTCCATGAGCTTGATCTTGGCCTCTGCGCTGGCTTGTGGGTCGGGCAGCACCTTCTCCAGGACGGTGCCGATCACGGGGATGAGTGCTTGCCAGATCATGGGTATTTCCTCCGGTCGAGCTCAAAGTGTGGGCCGTCCTTGAACGTGCGCCAGTCACCACCCCAGACGATGGCAACATCGAGCTGCTTGGCAGCCTCTTTCATGGCCGCTGCAATCTTGTGATAAAGCGGCCAGTCCCAGCGCACCTCGCCATCCACCCAAGCCCCAAGATCGACCGCGTGGCCGGTGATGTGGCGCGAGTTGAGGGTCTGGCTTGCGCCTGCCTCCATGAGCGTTTTCTGGCGCTCAGGAGTGCGCAGGCCTTCCAACACGGTGAAGTCGATCGTCGTGATCTCGATGGCACGCTCGACGACCTTCACCAGGTCTTCGTGCACGCCTTTGAGCCGCTGCACAGATCGAGGCCCGAGCTTGTACATGGTCAGCTGCCCTTCCAGTGGCTTGTCAGGAATCCAATGAAGCCAGACACGCCGGAAGCGACGGCCATGCCGAACCACAAGCCACCCTTGCCTTTGTTGGCCAGGGCCAGCAGCTCTTCGATCTGGCGCTCCATCTTGTCCATCTTTTTGTCCATGTCCTGCACGCGCTGCCACAGAACTCCATACTTCACGAGGTCAATGCCGCCATCCTTCTCTTCAGCCATGTCAGGACACTCCATCGATTACAAGCCCTGGCCGGGCGTGACGTAGACGGTGGTCGCTGCAGCTGCAAGACCGCTGAAGTAGGTGTCCTTGTTGAAGCGAATGATCTCCACGGCACCAGGAACCAGCACGATGGCAGGAGATGGGTTGCCAGCAGCAGGAGCCACGGCATTGGCTTGGGCTTCTGCTGCTGTCGGGCCAGTGCCCAAGAACACGGTATCGCTGCCTGCGTTCACGAAGCGATACTGACCAGCATTCTGCGGGTTGAACTTCTCGTAGACAGGAGCCTGAACGCCAGCGGGTGCAACAGCTGCGGCAGCGACGACGACGGTCTCGCCAATCGGGTTAAATGCGATCTGGGAATTGGTGGACATGATTACCTGCCTTTCAGGATTTGAGATTTGAAATTCTGGACGACTTCTTCTGTCCAGGCGTTGCTGCAGACCTCTTGCAGTTCTGCAGGTAGATCAGACACATCTTCTCCGGGAGCAATTCCTCTGCGAGAGAAATTACGTGAGAAAACATTTTCTCCGTCGAGTTCTTCTGTCACTTCACGGACAAAAACGACACCATCCACCACATTCACATCATCAAAGTATTTTCTTGTTGCCATGATTGTCCTCAAGTCGTTGTGAAGTAGGTAACGCAAAAGTTGAATGTGTCGCTGCCAGCAGGCACTGCCGACGCAGCCGGGAACACAATATACAAAGTGGTCGTTGTCGGGCTTCCTGTGGACATCAGACCAACTCGCCAGTTTGAGTTTCCAGATGCAATTCCGACAGTCTTGTCAGCAGCTTCATCACGCGCAAACGGGATTGTGAAGGCACCATACATCTCAGTTGCTGGCAATGTCACATTAATTGTCCAAATGCCTTGCAGAGTGACTTGACGGCCAATCTTCGTGTACTTACCTTGCGAAAATGTTGGTGTACCTGTGACGTTTACACCGCCTTGCCATACGGTAGTCCAAGTGCCTTCCTCGTAGTCGTCTAGCAGCTCACTGGTGCCAGTGCCAGAAGTCGCAGAGAAGTCGATGCCTTTGCCAGCTGTTCCGATGACAAGGTTGCCATCGATGATCGTTTGATCGCCGTAGCGAGTAGATGGGTTTCCGACTGTTTTCAACATGATCAGCAGTCCTGTGCGCCAGCAAACTCAGGCGTGGTCTTCAGATAGACGTAGGCCTGCTTGATGGGGTTCTCGCCGTTGATGTCGTAGGCGCAACCAGAAGCCGCATCAGCGAAGTGCGGGAGTCCAGAGCTGTCCTTGTACGAACGAACCTGGAAGGCGATCTGGTCTTTGCCGACCAGCTTCAGTCCTTCTACCCTGTGGTATGCATCAGAGACTTCGATGCCGAATGCGGTTTGAGATGTTTTCTTGAGTGCCATGACTTTCTCCTTTGATTACAGATTGCCTTCTGACACCCATGTGCCAGGGGTTCCAGCGACGGTGCACAGCCAGCCTTTGGGCTGACCGACAACAGGCACTGAGTTGAAAACGCGATCTCCGACTTGCCAAGTGCCAGTCGTAGGCGCTGCTGCTGCGTAGAACTGGGCATAGCGGTTGCCAAGGGTGCCCATGATTTTGACTGGGGTTGTGCTTGACGTGATCTCGTTGCCAACACCGGCAGGTGCCGCGAGATCGGTCAGTCGGCAGTTTTGCAAAATGCAATCGCCAGTGCCGTCTTGCAACACGTAGAAGTTTGCAATTGCACTTGTGGTCGTGCGACCAATCTCGGTGTTTTGCACCAACACGTCTCCAGAAGTGCTGAACTGCAAATTGCGAGTGCCAGCAGCCGTGTTCGGGAATCCAGCGTTGATGAACCGGCTGTTCATGATGGTGACGTTGTAGGACGGTGTGCCCTGCGTCAGCCATAAGTTGCCTTGTGCATTGTTCCATGTGCAGTTGTTCACACGGATGTTGCCGCCCTGCGACGAATCTTCATCCAAAAAAGCGCCAAACTCTGCGCCAGTGACGTTCACGTTGTCGATGGTCAGATCGGTGTTTGTGAAGCTGCCGTAGGGTTGAAATGCAACATTACACGGCCCAATGAATCCATTGGACAGCTTGGCCTGTACTCCGTTGAATCGGAACACTTCGTTGAGTTCATCGATGCACGAAAAGCCGTCGATGGTGATGTTGCTAGAGTCAAAGAAATCACCAAGCCCCAATGTACCAAGTGGCGCACCAGTATCGCCCTGCAGCGTCACGTTGCTGATGTGCCAGTTGCGCGCATTACGTCCAGCAAACACTGGGCCGCGATAGTGCTGGTAGACGTTCAGGCCACTGACGTTGATGAAGTTCTTTGGCTGCGTGTCCTCATTGGCACTGATGAACGGGTCGTAAGACGCGAACACAGAGTTGTTCGAGAAGTGAATGTCTCCGCAACCAGCACCAACCAGTCGAAAGCAAGACTTAGCCTGTTCAAACGTGTTGTTTGCGACGACGAAGTTCTGCATGCCACCGTAAAAACATCCACCGTTGTCGCTCGACAAACTTAGCCAGCAATCCAGAATCTCACCGGAGAAAATGCACTGACTGTTCGTGCCGTCTTCAAGTGCGTACAGCACATGACCAAGAGTAATTTGGCCTTGAAAGCGTAGATTCTTCAGCGAGAACTTGCCGTTGTCCGATTGGTTGATGAAGATCGACTTGACAGGTGATCCGCTGTTCGGATTGTTGAAAGGTGCTGGCGTAAAAGGCTCGTTCACCCAGATATAGGTCGAGGTGCGGTTTTCACCAACCAGTGTCAGGTTGGCTGCCTGAGTGCTTCCGGGCTGGCCATTGGTGACGTAGATCGGGGAAGAAACGTTGTATCGACCCATCGGGAAAAAGATGCTGCCAACACCGCTGTCCATTGCATCTTGGATGTAGGCAGTTGAATCGGTGGTGTTGTTGAAGTCGCGCACCGTGTCATGCAAGTTTTCAGGGATGAAATCCATGATGCTGACGTAGTCCTGTAGTCGATCTTCGGCAGTGCGATCAAGCGCTCCAGGGCTGCCCTGGTTGTATTCCACACGGTCAGAGCCAAGCGTGCCACTGATGTCGTTAAACGAGATCAAATTCCCAAGACGCTCTGTCGCTGCAGGTGCGCTGTACACAGTGCTGCCATTGCGGTTCTGCACTCGAATGCTGTAGTTGCTGTTGACGTACAGGCGCGCAGGCGTTCCACTATTGGACGGATAACCGCCAAGCGTGCGGATTGGCTGTGCAGCTTGAATGGTCAGTGCAGCATCCCAGTAGACGTTGATCGGGTTGACCTGCGGGTCAAGGTTTGCCTGGCCAATCCAGACATAACCTGCCTCAAGAGGCTGGCCATCGATGTCCGTAAAAATCGGATAGGTTGGTTGAATCGAGAGTGCGGACATTACTGGTTCTCCTGGTCGAATTGCTCCTGGGCCTGCAGCGATTGAACGATGAACTTCTCACGCGCACTCATTTCGCGTGGGAGCTTCACCGCGTCGGCAAACTTTTGGAAAGATTGTGACATCAAGACAGCCTTTACGGTAGCCTTGGACGGTTGGTTGCCTGTGGAAACTGTCTCGACAGCCAGTCGCTGGAACTCTGGCGACGAGATCAGCTCATCGGCCGCTTTCAGTGCGCCGGGCTTGGTCTTCGTCAGCGCAGCAGCAAGGCCGGATGCAATGCCAGCACCAGGCAGGCCGACAGCCGATGTGGCCGCCTCGATGGGCAAGCCGACTGCAGCACGCTTGGCCACGCCGTAGATGTTGGTCAGAAGGTTGTCAGCGCCTTGTAGCTCCTGCTGGACGGCCTGGATGCGGCCGGTAGTGATGCGCTCGCGGGTGGCCTTGCTGACGTTGCTGGCCACGCGGTACAGGTCGGACAGCTGCTTGCGTGCAGGCTGAGGCAGGTTGGCCATCAACGCAGAATAGGCTTGCTTGTTGGCCAGCAGGCCTTCGTACCACTTGGCGTAGGTGTTGAAGTTCAGAGCGCCGTTCTGGGTGGCCTTGCCAAAGGCGGTGTTCAGAGCCGAGGCTGTGACCATCTGGCGCATGTCCTTCGGGATAGCGGTCAGAATCTTGGCCAGCTTGTCGGCATCGCCCTTGGTCAGCGACATGGTGGCCGATTCAAGCTTGCCCACCAGGCTCTGGTCGAGCTGGCGGCCGAACAGGGACACCATGTCATCCTCAAAGCCTTTGCGCATCTGCACCAAGCTCTTGGCCAGACGGTAGCTTTCACCTTGGCCAGCACCTTGGGCCAGCGCGAACTGGTCATCGTCGATCAAACGGTAGAGCTGCTTTGCAAGGCCGGTGTCAGCATCAGCGAACGGGCCAGCCTGGCGTGCGGCTGCGCCAACATCGCGCCGGACGTCATCGATCAAAGCGTAGGTCGGTGCACGGGCGCCGATCACGTTGCCAGCCTCGTCCTTGATGGGCTTGGGCGTCAGCTTGCTGCGCACCATCTTTTCCAAGGCAGACAGGTTTTCAGCGCCGTCCAGGTCGTCAGCACGACGCTGCACGAATTCCAGCACGTTGGTGGCCTCGCCACGGGTCTGCGACGGAATCTGCGTGCGCAGCGCTTTGTAGGCGTCGTCGGCCTGGTTGGCCAAGTTGGTCACGGTCTGGTCGAGCTGCGTGCGCACGGCCTGGTTGAGTTTGCTCAGGTCGGTCGTGCCGCCGATCTCGTTGATCAGGCGATCGGCACGCTGGCCAACTTGCTCCAGACCTTGAATTTCGGCTGCGCGGGTCTGGCTGCCAGGGATGGACTTCACGGCTTGGGCCAGCTCGCGGTAAGCCTGGTTCGAGGTCAGGTGGTCTGGCTGCAGGTATTCGTCGATTCCAAGGCGTCGGGCAGCTTCCAGAACCTTTGGATCGGGTGCGGCTTGGCCAGCCAGAACAGAAGTGGCGCGGGTTGCGCCCATGCCACCCTCGGCGGCCGTGCGTGCGGTCGTGGCTAGCTCCTGCGGGGTCATGGCGGCAGCCGGAGCAGCCGGTGGCGTGACTTGCATGGCAGAAGGCTGAACTTCAGGCGCGGCAGCGGCAGCACGAACAGGCGCAGCAGGAGCAGCCGGTGCCATTGCCGTGCCCATAGGAGCGCCAGCGGGGGCCGCAGGGCCAGCAGCAGGCGCAACGGGCGCACGGGCAGCACGGACGGCCTGCACGCCGCGCACAGCGGCAGGAAGGACGGGAGCCAGCACAGCAGTCGTGGCTACCTCTCCAGCGTCGAATCGGCCGCCAGTGGCAGCCTGTGTGGCCTCGATGGCGGCCTGGGTTCCACCAGCGGCAGCGGCCATGCCAGGCAGCGTGGTGGCGCGGCCAGCCGGGGTGAAGGCGGCCAAAGCGCCAGCAGCGCGTGGAATGTCGCTCACCTGGAAGCCGGGCTTGATAGCGTAGAGCTGGCCATCGATGGACGACTGCAGCACGAAGTTGCCTTTTTCGTCTTGCGAGACCTGCACGCCGGGGAAGTTGGACTGGATGACCTGCACAGTTTCCTGCGGATTGGTCATCATGGTGCCCAGGGCCGACTTGAAGCTGGACATGCTGAAGGTGTTGAGCTCTGGCATGCCTGCATAGTCCGGCAGCGCCTGGGTGGTGGGCGTTTCGCGCTCAGTGCCGGTGAAAGCCTCACGGATGCCGCCCAAGATGCCCAGAGACTCGGTGCCCTTGAGCTGCATGCCAGCCGGTGCACGCACCATGCCGTTTTTGACGTCGGCCTCCAAGTCCATCATTTCCTGACGGGTCATGCGGCCTGTGTTGTAGGCCTCCACCACGGTCGGTGGAAGCTCTGCAACCTGAGTGCTGGCAGCCGTGCCTTGCGCTGGCGCAGGTTGTTGGCCACGCAAAGCAGCGCCACGGGGCAGCATGAGCACGCCAGACTTGACGTCGGCCTCAAAGTCTGCCGCCTCTTCAGGCGTCATCTGGCCGGAGCTGTAGGCGTTGAAAATGTTTTGAATCGAGCCAGGGGCCATAGCAGGGCCACCAGCAGCAGCGCCAGCACCACCTCGGGCTGCCATAACGCGCTGAAAGGTACTGTCGCCACCTCCGGGGAGCGTTGCAGGCGTGGCGGCTTGCTCTTGGCCAACACCAGCACTCACGCGCTCGATGTAGGACTTTGTGCGAGGCCCCCAGTTTTTGGGGTTGGTTCCGCCGTGATATTCGGCAGCGGCCAGCTTGATGTCGCCCTTGTTGCGCTGCAGCGATTCCTTGAGCAGCAGGCCAGCAGCCTCGGCTGCGTTCTGTGGGCTGAGGTAAGCATCGACGCCGTACTTATCCAGCACAGCCTTGCGCGTGGCAGGGATGATCTGGAAAGGGGTCTTGGCGTTGGCCTCAGACACTTGGTCAGCATTGCTGCGCTCGCCGTAAAGCAAGACAGACTTCAGCAGGCCAGAAGGCAGGCCGAGCTTTTGCTCAGTGCCAGCTGCCAGGTCAGACCAGAACGGGTCTTTGTAGCTGTTTGGGGCTTGTGTCGCCATCGTTTGTCCTTAGCGGCCAGGCTGGAAAGTA